TGGAATTGATACCGGTCCTGCTGATTCATAAACGCCATTTACTACGTTTCCGGCTCCGCTGCGATATGGCAAGTACCATTTATTTTTTCTGTCTCGATCTCCGATCCATAAAAAACAAGAATGCGGTAATCGCTTGATATCGCTTTCTTGAATGTGGATTGTATTGTTTCTGTTTAAAGTGTTGACTTCTTTAGTAAGCCAAATCGCATATAAGTCATTATCTATATCACGATTCATATTAAGTTTTTACCAGACTTTTTTTAGGTGCTTATTCCTTGAAATCTCAATTTCATCTCCGTACCCAACAAGTCTATTATTTTCGTTCCGAACTTCAGTCCCATAAGCGGATTGAATATATGCCATAGCAAGTTTTGTGTATCTGCTAACTTCTTCTTGTCTGCTCAGTTTTGCTTGTTCAAGACTTTTTCTTGCTTCTACTGTTTTCTTTTTTCGCTCATCAATATTTTTGACTTTATCAAGATACGATAATGCTGTAGTAGCAATATCAATTTCTTTTAATGCTGAACCAAACTTATTAGCTAATGCTCCACCGAGTTCTTGGGGTAATGTCCCGCCGCTTAATGTCAACCTTGCTTCAATTATGTTTATCTCAAGTTGTCCCAAACCTTTAATTTTAGGTGCTGCTTTTTCTTTAGGTGCTTTTTCTTTTCCAGTATTACTAACTTTAATACTTTCATTCATGTAATGTCCCCTTCTTTAATATATTCTATTGTAACTCGCAATAAATAAGACGTCAAGTGAATGGAAAGATGTTCTATTTTTCCTTCAACGTATCATCACCAATCTGTAATTCCCAAAACCACAACAGAAATGTAATGAGAATATGGAAATGACGCGGGCATTCTTTACTGTGTTTATGAATATAAATATCTAATCCCAGCCCTGTTGATTGATCATGGTTTCGGTCTGCTACCCATGATATATATTTATTGATTTTCATATTGGCTCCTTTATTTAAATCTCTCTAATATCTGCTTTATTGTTTTGTCAGGAATTTTTCGTCTAACGCTATGGAGAATTTCAAGCCTTTTTTTGTTCCGCTTAATCGCTTCTTCTGTTGGCGGCGTGTTTATTATCTCCATTAACTGAGCTATAATTTTAGGGTCTGTTATTATTGTTGGCTCAGTAAATCTCCGCTCTGTCTTATCCACATACCTTTCCTTTTATCTAAATTTCTAAACTTGTTTTTTCAGGCGATAGAGCATTATTTTTCATTTCAGGTATTGGTTCCCATTTTATACCGTGATCTCCTTTGATGTTTTTTTTATGAGAAATTACTTCTGTAAACACATCATCCGGTATTCCTTTAAGATAAGCATCACAAGTATTATTATAAATCATATAATGCTTACAAGTTAAACATTGAATTGTTGTCATCTTTCCGCCGCCTTTATTACTTTTTTGAAAGCGTCCACAAATCCTTGCGGTATCTTTATTCCGTTATCTATAGCAGTTCCTACCTCTGCAAATAGTTCACCAAGATTTTTACTCCCATATGCCGAAACTTCATTCCATTTAGCATTAGCAGTTAAGCCGGGGAATTCTCCTATCGCTTCTGCCCAAGGTTTTGCAAGATTATTTTGTGCGCTTACGGCATGATACAATTCATGAGTAGTTGTTCCGTGTAAAACATCTTCTCCGCTATTCCACCAGCGCGTTATATTTTTAAGATTGGCAAGCTCTTTTTTATGTAACTCTGTAAGCCCAATAGAAACTTCATCCGTCTTCCCTGCAAGGTTTTGAATTTTAACCTTTAAGTCCATTTCAGAAACAAATAATCTATCTATTAAAGAGTTGCTAGCTTCTTCTCTAACTCCGTTTGCATTGAAAACCAATTCTTTATTTATTTTTAAAACACCCTCTGTGGCTTTACCATAATCATACGAAAAAGACCCCATAGATGTATTATTAGAATTATTATAAGCCAATCTATCAATTTTAACATTATACTTTTTCCCTATTCTTTCAAACGCTCTGAGTTGTGAATTTAATTGCGCAAGAGGAATTTTATCTGCGCCCTCTGTTAATTCATAACCAAAGGAATTAACGTGTTCTGACATTCTTGAAAATGCTTGAGGTCTTGTCTCAGCAGGTACAAATCCATCATCCTGCTCCAAGGTGGTACTTTTTTCCGATGGATGTACAGTAACATAACACTGGCAATTCGGGTGAGAAACAGGGATTGCTCCGGGTGGGTAAACTCCTTCACCCAATCCCTCATCATGTGTGGCATAATCTTCACATTCTAAACATTCTAAACACCCCGGAACCCTATGCCATTGCAAACCGTTTGACCATGATTTATTTGCTGCATACTCATCTGTTCCCATTCGGTAGGCTCTGCCCATTTCTGTACGCTGCAGCCGGTCAAGATTCTTTGCCGCTGATTTATAAACGCCACGCCCTGGAGGATTGTCTTTATAGAATTGTTTCCAGTATTTAGTTCTCATATCAGAATCGGGTATAATTAAAAACCCACGAATTTGATTTGCTATTTCAGACGGATACATTCCATCTACCAACCCAAGCGCAATTTTCTTTTTAATATCAGAAAGCGCAACTCTGTTTATATCCCATATACGATCAGATAATTTTATCCCGTCGATTCCTGTAAGCAGTTTATTTGTTGCATCATGCCATAATCGATTAAAAGTATTAGCCTCCATTCCGATCTTGCCGCCGTACTTTAAGAATCCTGCAAGTGGTTTGCTCTGCCGTTTTCCGTCAAGTAATCCGGTTTTCGCTGAAGTATTAACCGATGCTTTTAAATCACGCTGCAATTTTCTTGAAAGCTTTTCTATCTGTTTATCGATATCATTAAACAGTGTTGTTATTTTTTGATCAGGAAGAACCCCGTAATTAATAATACTGTTCTGGATTTTCTTAGTAGCAGCGGTATAAGTATCACGCATTTTTTTGGCACGTAGCTCAATATCTGTAACATGAGCCTCACTTGCGATTTTACCTATTTTAGTTATTTCGTCTATCGCTGTTTTATATTTCACGATTTAGCTTTCTCATCCTCCGGTTCATCGCCCATTTCATCTTCTTCATCTTTCGTTGGTTCACCGGAATCTTCGGCCTCTTCATTTTCCTGTTTGATAAATTCCTGCTCATCTTCGTAATCAAGATCCAGTCTTGCAGAAGCGGTTTGTTTTGAGCATAGCGATTCACGCATCTGTGTTATAATTGCAGTAGTTTCTTTTTGAATATCACGGCTTATAATATCAGGGAAGGTGATTGAACATTCTGTTGAGGTCGGGATAATCTCACTTTTTTCAATCTGTTTGTCTGGCTTGCCTTCTACTTTCACATATTCTTTCGTAACTTTTAATTCGTTCTCAGGGATATGCTTTTTAGCGATAGCGGCGCGAATTACAAGATCATACATTTCCTCAAAATAAATTGCGAAGAAATCTTGCCAATCTTCAAATTCCATTACCGCCGGGCCTTCTGCTGTCATTAAAGAACTGTAGTTGCCGTTTGAGGCATCGCTCGTAATCATGTATTCAGGTAGTCCGATTCCTGCAGCAATAGCCAATAATATTGTTCTTCCGTCATGCTGAACATCGCCCGCCTGGAGGTTTGGAGATTTAAGCTCGTAATCAACGTTTTTATTTACTGTCATAACCGATACCCCGACCGGAGCTTTCTGTTTCGGAGTTCCGTCTAGATTAACCCGATTTGTAGTTCCTTGAGCGTCTACAAGATTTGCAGCTTGAGCCGGGGTTCCTGTTACTTTTTTAAGCAGCGCAACGGTTGCACGAACTTTATTAAGTTTCATTCTATCCTTGAGCCAATCTTTATACATCCACAAGTAATCGATAATAGGTTCTAACAATGAGCGCCCGCGCTTTACATCGCTGTCAACAAGGATCTTAATATGCATTACTTCTTCGGCGGGTATTCTTTTATTTTTATACCAGTAAGCAAGAACAGTTTCAATGTCATCAGCGGAGGTTTCTATACCCGATGAAAGAACTACATTTTTACCCACTGTTTTTTTATCGTCAGGATCTCTTACAAGTTGAGCAAGCATAAACCGGATTGATACTTTACCATTCTCAATAAAGAATCTTATGAAACATTCACCGTCCCGCATTGTGCGCCGGACTATTTCTTTCTTTTTAAGTTCCATCCGGTTTCGTTTCCAGAAATCTTTCCAGACTTCATCAACTTCTTCCAGTGTACTTTTCGGGGTAAGTGCAAACCCTCTGCCAGTAACATACTTTTCAAATAGCCGGATTATATTCCTGCCGTGTGGAGTTTTATAAAAGGCTTTCGTTACTTGAGATTTAAGTTTATCTTGATCCTCGTCACCAAGTTTTCTATTAGCAGAATCAGTACCAAGTACCGTCCAGCTTGCTTCA